TCACAAAAACGTAACCACACTGCCAATAGCCAGAGAAATATAATTTTTTTTGCGATTTTTTAGAACTGACACAACGTGAAACAACGAGACACCACGACGAACAACGGCGAACAATCTGGAACAAACTTGATTAACATCTGACTGACACCCTAAAAAGTTGATTTTCAGTCGTTTTACTGGCTTTTTGTACATTGGCGAATCACTCTTAAAAACATGTAAAAAAGGCGTAAAAACAGAATTTTATGCCTTTGCACCACAATGAATTAAAAGAGTTTTTATTCTCATTACCACACTTCTGTAAAATGACCGCCGCCAGTGTTTGCCATTCCATAAACACCCTGACACAATCCGACGCACCACAACACAATAGGACACCAAATAACTCTTTAAGAAATATCAAAGGGGGAATTGTGTTAAGCACAGATCGCTTTATACGTGAAAAAGAATGTCAGCAACTTACAGGCCTGAGCCGTTCATGTCGGTACCGCCTGGAAAAAACCGGACAATTCCCATCACGGCGTAAGCTCGGCGGTCGTTCCGTTGGCTGGTCTTTATCCGAAGTTCTGGCATGGAAGGAAAGCTGCGAGGCAGTTCACTAATCAGGCTGGCGGCACACAGCCGCCACCCATCCACTAATACAGAGATCTAACCATGAATACTGGATATTCTCCCGAACAAGGGCGGGGCTTCGTTCGTCCTGAAAAACAGAATCTGCAAAATTTTGCCGAAATTATTCCGGTTATTTCCGGCCTTACTGGCGGGAGTGAAACCAATATTGTTAACGCCAGAGCGTTGCAGATGTTTGATGATAAAAAGGGAGTAAATTTAACTTACACCCCTGACGGCAATCAGAATATGAGCATTATCTCTGAGTCAGGTTTCTACAAACTAATAAAAACAAAAAGCGCCCCGTTGCCGGAGCGCCTTTGTGAACAATTAACCTACTGCGCAAAAAATGAATCTGAGCAGTGGGATTATATCAACCGTGTGGCGAAGCGCCACAATTGCCGGATAACAGGCAAAACAAAGGCCACCCGCTACGGTGGCCCCTCGACACAAGCTACACGTTATCCCCAACGCATGAGCATCACCAACAATGCCACATTTGCGGCTGGTGGGCAATGTGATCAGTCAGATTTGGTTCGTTCCAAGGTTTGCAACGAGAGCTTTTTCCTGTGCTCTTTAAGGAATTTCTCAAGAGCAAAAGCACATGGCGCGAATCTTTCTGATTCATGCTCTATCTTTCTGCGCCGTCTTTTCCGTGCCGGTGATAATGTTTTGGTCAATTCTTTATCGGTCATTGTGTTGTCCTGCATAGCAATGCGCCGTAATACCTTACACCACGGCGCTGGTGATGGTCACTCCTGCTCTTTGGCCTTGCGACGCTGGAGTTCTTCACGCGCGACGGTGATGAGTTGCCCGATCTCCTCGGCTGCTTTGACTCCGATTTTTTCCACCTGCGCCAGTGCATCGAGCGAAGAAACCAGGGGATTTTCTCCGCTTCCTTCTGCCTGGCGGCGGGCGATCTCACCGCGAACGGCTGTAATCACGAAAGCGGCTATTGTTTCCCCTTCCGTTTTCGAATTTTCCATTTCCTCGATTACATCATGGGGGAAGCGGATATTTTTCATTTGCGATCTGCTGTTGATATTTCCTGTTGCCATCAGAATGTCCGGTTATTTTGAGGTGTGCATACATTACACCAAAAGGTGTGTAAATAAAACACTTGACACTGTAGCGCACTTAAATTTAATCTGTACACACACCAATGATTGTGGTGTATGTACAGCAAAGCCCCGCAGTGCTGGAACACATGCAGGGCTTCTAACCACCAACGATAGCGAAAGTATCGAGGTAGCTATGAGAAATTATACCAGACACCCGCAAGGGCGGGACTCGTACAACCTGAATAAATACATCTGGCGTTTTATCGCCCTGAGCACGGCACAACCGCGCGTGATTACCATTGAGGCCACCAGCGAACAGGAAGCGCGTCAGCAATCTCCTGATGGCTGCGTGATGGTATTCGCTGCCCGTATTCGCCAGGGGGAACACCATGATTAACCTGTCACTTACCGACCTTAACCGCGTTCAGTTTCGTGAGAAATTTACCGGGCAGCTACTGGTCAATGTGGATAAAGGTCGCGTGGTGTGTAATTACCACCTGCCAGATGAAGCCATTGTCGCAACAAGGGAATCATTACAGGAACTCGCAGAACGTGCCGGAATGATTAACGCGAATATTCAGGGGGTGAGCCATGCATAATCATGAAACGCACTTACCTGTAGTGCTGAATGTGCCATCAGATTATACGGGGCGCGTACTGGTGTATCTGGAAAAAGGCCGGGTTAAATGTCAGTGCCGTTTAATGGAAAACGAATTTATTAGCACTCTTGCGGGATTTTCTGAAATGCTCACTAAATCGGGTGTTAGTGCAGACCAGTTACGCGGGGGCGATTATGCGAAATAAACATGATATTGAAGACCTGGCATTTGAAGCCCTGCACTCTGCGAAAAAAATCAGGGAAGTCGTCAATATGTGGATGAACAGCCTTAGCACCGATGAATCCGATAGCAGAGAGGAAATTCTTATTTCTTTGTTGTTAGACCTGGCAAATACACAGGTTTCTCTGACATCTGATATTGAACTCGCCGCTAAAAATCTGCCTCTGGAGTAAAAAAACATGAAACAGAAAAATTCTGGCTTTACTGCCAGTGGTCTCCCTCGGCCTGAAATCCGCCCCGGCGATATTTTCCGGGATAACTACGGTGGCACGGTAACGATTAAAAGCGTGGCGGGGCGGTGCGTTACTTACCGCCGTGATGGGTACGGCTATGACTGCGTGATGCCTGCTTATCAGTTCCGGCGTGATTTTTCACTGATACAGGCCACACCACGCAAACAGCCCACCAGCAACGCAAAGGCACGGGCAAATATTCAGAAAATGAAAAACATGATTAACGCATTCAGGGGCAAAAAATGAAACTGGCACCGAACTTAAAAAAACAGCCACACGACAAAATGACCGAAGTCATTATTTTTGCGGGTAGTGATGCCTGGGCGCACGCGAAACAGTGGCAGGAACAGGACGGGCGACTTGCTGGTGATAACGTCCCGCCTGTATGGCTGGGAGACAGCCAGCTTGACGAACTGGCAGACCTGAAAATTATCGACGATGGTCGCTATTGTGTCCGGCTGTACAAGGCAGGCCACATCAAGCCGTCAAATATTAATGCTATCGGGCAAAAGCTGGCGGCGGCAGGTGTACGGGATGCGAATTATTACCCTGATGGAATGCACAGCCAGAAGCTGGAGAACTGGCACGACTACCTGCAACGGATCCGCGAACAGGCAGAGCGCGGGGAAATACTTACTGACGAGCAATACAGCCAGCGAAAAACCACGCTACCAATGAGCATTGGATCTGCAGGGTACGACACACAGCTTGATTATGTCGTTAAGGGCGTGATTCCGGCTAATTCATTGTGCAGCACATACGGCGCGAGCGGTTCCTATAAATCGTTCCTCGCGTGTTCCTGGGCGTGTCATGTTGCCACTGGCCGTCACTGGGGAGGCCGCAGGGTGGCGCATGGTTCGGTGATGTATGTTGTCGGTGAAGGTGGCATTGGTGCCCCCCGCCGTATCAAGGCATGGGAAATCGTTAATGATGAACGGGTGGAAAATCTGTACCTGGTAAACCGCCCGATTTTTCCGGCAGTCCCGCTTGATGTTGATGAAATGGTCATCGCTTCCCGCCAGGTTGAACGGGAAACGGGTAAACCGGTACGCATGATTATTCTTGATACGCTGGCGCGTTGCTTTGGCGGTAATGATGAAAATGACGCGCGGGATATGGGGGCGTTTATCCGTGGATGTGACGAACTGAAACGCCGCACAGGGGCCACGGTGCTGGTGGTTCACCATTCCGGCAAGGATGAAACAAAGGGGGCGCGTGGTTCCAGTGCATTTCGTGCATCTCTGGACGCTGAATACCGTATTCGCCGTGAAGGTGCAGACAGTGAAGCCCTGGTTATCTCCTGCACAAAAATGAAGGACGCGGAGGAACTGAAAGAGGCCGCATACGATTTACGTGTGGTGGAGCTTTTTACCGACACTGACGGGGAGTTAATCACGTCGCTGGTTGTTGTGGATAAGCCGCGCCCACCCGTTGAACTGGAGCGCATCGAGGAAGCCGGGAACAAGACGGAGAATCATGCCGCGCTATGGGGCTGTATCCGTTCACGCACACAGCGCGGAGATAAATGCACTATTCCGTTGTTGCGCGATGATATGAAAAAGCTGGGGTATGAGATGAAACACTTCCGGCGCTGGCTGTACAAGCTGGAAGGTGATGGCGTTATTGCTATTGACGGTGATGACGTGCGCCCACTGTAAAAAGTGGGTAGTAAAAGTGGGGAGTGTGGGGAATTTAACAAAATTGAAACGTGATTCCCCACTTTCCCACCTGTATATACCCCAAAAAGTGGGGAATAAAAAACACATTGAAAAACATCACGTTAGAATCACAAAAAAAAGAAGTGGGGAGACGTTGGGTAATTTCAAAAAGTGGGTAGTAAAAGTGGGGAGCAGTGAGGAATGACCAGAAAAACCAGAGATAAGACAGCGCCAAAATATAAAGCGTTAGACATGACAGAGCACGCCTTAAAGGTGGCAATCAGAACGATAGACCGCCACGCTGGGGAAGGATACGCGAAAGCACACCCCGAACTGATAAGCGCATTCATGACCACGACGGCGGCAAACTTTGCCACGCTGACAGAACGGGAGATTGCCGAAGCGGAACAGGTGACAACCATCAACGTTAAAACTGGAGAGCAGACAGCATGACAGCACAGATAGCGGCTTACGGGCGGCTGGTGGCTGACCCGCAGTTAAAGACCACCAGCAAGGGTACACAAATGACGATGGCTAGTATGGCGGTCCCCCTTCCGTGCAGCCAGGCAGATGACGGAACGGCGATGATGTGGTTATCCGTCCTGGCGTTTGGCAGACAGGCCGACGCACTGGCAAAACACCACAAAGGCGAACTGGTGAGCGTGGCGGGTAACATGCAGGTAAGCCAGTGGACAGGCCAGAACGGCGAAACGCGGCAGGGCTGGCAGGTTATCGCAGACAGCGTGATCAGTGCGCGAACAGCGCGTCCGGGCGGCAAAAAAGGCCAGCAGGGGCAGGCCACTGACGCACTGAACAGGGCAAAACAGCAGACGGGTCAGCACGATGATCCGTACGGGGACAACATACCGTTTTAGCGACAACAGAGGGGACATTCCAGTGACATTTGAAGAAGTCCAGCAACATAAAAAGTTTCATGATTTTGATGATCTGGAAACCATGACAGCAAAAAAATATCGCCGTCTGCTTTCTTCCGATGCGTTGTTTGTTGTGGATCATCATGATTTTCTGCGTAGCTCACTGACCGGGGAAATTTTCGCAACCAACCGTGAGCAGGTGGAAGCGATGATCGAATATCTGTGGAAAATAAGGCGCAGAATGCGAGATCCCGTGAAACGGTAAAATAATAAAGGCCTGGTAAAATCCAGGCCATTTTTTTACAGTAAGCCTATTAGGGCACTTGCGCCAGCCCCAACAATGCTGGCAACGGTACTGTTTTCCAGTAACTGCTTTAATACTGATTTGGCTTGTACATCCCCCGATTTAGCGACTTTTTCAACCAGTTCAGTGATGCTGATGTTTACCAGCATATGGTTATGCTCACCTATCTGCACTTGATCACCACTAATTGAACCAATGTTAAATGTATTACTTTTAGTTGGCGTCATATGTTCATTTCCCGTGATATTTTCAATATAGAGAGTCAACATATTTGGATGATTGGTTCCCTGTCTGCGGGTTCCATTGGGAAGCAACTTCATATCTATAATTTTTAGATTTATCTCGTTTTTACCGACACGCTGGATAATGTGTTGACCAATAGTTACTTCCGGTTCATTTGTATATGGAATTAATACCTTGTTTTCTTTTGCGTTTCTTTTACCTCTGAATGATTCGCCATTAATTATGAAAGTATCAGGATATACCATTGCGCTTAAATTCATGATGCGTCCTTTGTTGTAGTCAGAGACAGCAATAATAGGCCATGGTTTACTTCTTTTGTAAATTATTTGTTCGTGTTCTTTCGTGGTTGTTCGGTCTGACTGACAGGTGTTTACATACTGATTTTTATGTATATGTTGGAGCGTGGCACTCAGACGTGAGCCGCCACAATGCCGCCTGACCCCCTGCGCGATGCCGGGTTGATCTGCGAGATGCCGAGAGTGTCGGGCGGCGCTCCCCCCGTGTTGGTTTCACGTCCTGAATCTTAACCAATACGAGAAAACCTTCATGAAGAAATTAATCGAACTCCGCCAGCAAAAAAACGCCCTGAAAAACCAGATGCGATCCCTGCTGGAAAAAGCCGACAGTGAAAACCGTAGTCTGAACGCTGAAGAAGGCAAACAGTTTGATGAACTGCGTGCAAAAGCTGATGCCCTCGACACAGAAATTCCCCGCCTCGAGTCTGTGGCTGATGAAGAACGCAGCAAGCCAGGAACGGGCATCCAGAAATTATCATCTGATGAATTGCGTAACTACATCGTAACCGGAGATGTGCGATCACTGTCCACCAGCACTGACAGCGGCAGGGATGGCGGATATACCGTAATTCCTGAGCTTGATCGCGAAGTCATGCGCCAGCTACAGGATGACAGTGTTATGCGCGTGATCGCGACCGTGAAGACCGCAAAATCAAATGAGTTTCAGAAACTGGTTTCCACTGGCGGCGCAACTGTAGGACGAGGCACAGAAGGCAGCGCACGCAGTGAAACCAACACCCCGAAAATTGAACGCGTAACCATCAAGTTGAATCCGATCTACGCCTACCCGAAAACCACGCAGGAAATCCTGGATTTTTCAGAGGTGGATATTCTGGGCTGGTTATCCTCCGAAATTGCCGACACGTTCGCCAGCACCGAAGAGGATGATTTTGTTAATGGCGACGGTAACGGCAAGCCGAAAGGCTTCATGGCTTACACCCGTGCGGCGACCAGTGACAAAACCCGCGCTTTTGGCACCATTGAAAAAATAGTAGCGGCAAGTGGAACCGCCATTACAGCGGACGAACTGATCGACATTCTCTACAAGCTGAAAGCGAAATACCGCAAAAATGCCGTCTGGGTGATGAACTCGGGCACGGCAGGGACACTACAGAAGCTGAAAAATGAGAACGGCGATTATATCTGGCGCGACAGCCTTAAAGAAGGTGCGCCGGATATGTTGCTTGGTCGTCCTGTTTACTGCCTGGAGTCCATGCCGGACATCGGCGCAGGAAAAGCACCGCTAGCGGTTGGCGATTTCAGTCGTGGTTATTTCATCGTTGATCATGTAACAGGGATTCGCACCCGACCGGACAACATTACTGAACCCGGATTCTACAAGGTCCACACGGATAAATATCTGGGCGGTGGTGTGGTGGATTCAAACGCCATCAAAATTCTGGAAATGAAAGCTGGCTAGTCATGAGTAAGGAGGAGGCTGCGGCCTCCTTTTTCAGCTTTATGGAGTACACCGATGAAAAACACCGATTTTGAAATCCGCACATCTGAACTGACCGCCAGCAATAAAAAGCTGGTGGGGTATGCCGTTCGCTGGAACAGCCTTTCAGAAATTATCTGGGACGAATTCCGCGAACAGTTCACGCCGGGGGCTTTTGCTGACTATCTGGCGACGGGTAATGATGTGCGCTGCCTGTATGAGCATGACTATACCCAACTGCTGGGGCGCACCAAATCCGGCACTCTGGTACTGACTGAGGATAACACCGGGTTACGTTTTGAACTGACACCGCCGGATACCCAGCTTGGAAAAGATGTGCTTACGCTGGTGGAGCGTGGCGACATTACAGGAATGAGCTTTGGTTTTCGCGCATTATGCGAGGAGTGGAGTATCGCGCAAAAACCGTATCTGCGTACCGTAACCGCCGCTGAACTCCGTGAAATCACAATAACGTCGATGCCTGCTTATCCAGAATCTGGCGTGGAGATTGCCCACCGTTCGTTGTTTGCACAGCACCCTGAATTACGTCCGACAGGAAATAATCGTCATCGCTGGTCTGAGCTGGCGGGGTTGTGATATGTGGTGGCCTTTTAGTCGTAAAAAAAGCGAGCAGCGTAACCTGTCCATTGATGATTTTCTGGCGCTGTCCGGCGTACCGAATACCGGATCCGGAGAATATGTTTCTGCTGGGACGGCTGAATCATTGCCTGCAGTGATGAATGCGGTTTCTGTCATCGCTGAGGCGGTGGCCACGATGCCGTGTTATCTGTATCTGGTACGTAATGACAAGGGCAGGGAGGCGCGGGAATGGCTGGACAGTCACCCGGTAGATATTCTGCTGAATGAGCAGCCTAATTCGTGCCAGACACCTTACCAGTTTAAACGCACAATGATGCGTCACTGCCTGCTGAACGGTAACGCCTATGCGGTTATTGAGTGGGGGCAGGACGGGCAGCCAAAATCACTTCATCCTTATGCGCCGGGGTGTGTTGTACCGGAACGCACAGGCGCACACAAATACCGCTATACCATCACCGAACCCTGTACAGGAACGGTGCGCACGTATTTACAGGAAGAAGTTTTGCATCTCCGCTATGCCTCGGATGATGGCTTTCTGGGGCGTTCCCCCGTCACGATTTGCCGTGAGGCGCTGGGGCTTGGCCTTGCTCAACAGCGTCACGGAGCCAGCATTATGAAAGATGGCATGATGGCGGCAGGGATTATCACGTCAGGCGAATGGCTGGACGGCGTGAAAGGTAAACAGGCATTGGATGCTCTGGAACGCTACAAGGGGGCGAAAAATGCCGGAAAAACGCCAATCCTTGAAGGGGGCATGGATTACAGGCAACTGGGAATGAGTAACCAGGATGCGGAATGGCTGGCCTCCCGTCGCTTCTCCATTGAAGACATCGCCCGCATGTTCAACGTATCGCCTATTTTTCTGCAGGAATACAGCAACAGCACCTACAGCAATTTCAGCGAGGCAAGCCGCGCGTTTCTGACCATGACAATGCGCCCGTGGCTGGCGAACTTCGAACAGCAAATCAAGGCCGCTTTGCTGGTGGCTTCTCCCGTACCTGGTACCCGTTATCTGGTTGAGTTTGATTCAGCCGATTTATTACGCGCCACACCCACCGAACGTTATGCCACGTATGAGAAAGGGATTAAGAACGGGATCATGAATCCGAACGAAGCCCGTGAGCGTGAGGGTATGCCGCCGCGTGAAGGTGGTGATGAGTTCAGCCAGGCATGGAAACAGACTGTGGAAATTAAAGGGAGAAAAGATGAGTGAAGCCAGAATTACACCTGATGAAGTCAGGGCACATCTTCGACTTGATGATGATTTATCCGGTGAAGGCGAACTTCTGAAAATGTATACCGATGCGGCGCTGGAAGCCTGCCAGAAGCATATCGGGAAACGTTTTGAAGACGGGCTGGAATTTACCCCGGCAATGCGTGTTGGTTGCCTGATGTACATCGCTTTCCTGTACGAGAACCGGGAAGCGGTTTCACCAGTGGAGCACTCGGAACTGCCTATGGCTATTTCTGCGCTCTGGTCAGTTTATCGTGACGTAGGGGTGTACTGATGCCGTGGCAACCATTAAGGCGATGCACTGAGCCTGGCTGTAATAAGCGCGTGAAGTCCGGCAAGTGTGAAGAGCACAGGCGGGCTGCATGGCGTGCAGAGGATGCCAGACGGGGACACCGCCGCGCGCGCGGGTATTCCCGACAGTGGGACAAATACCGCGCCCTGTACCTGAGCAAAAACCCGTTATGCGTGCGTTGTCTGGCTAAGGGGATTTATACGCCAGCTCTTGTGGTGGATCACATCATTCCCATCAATGGCGGCGGTGATGTTCTCTTCTGGCCTGAGTGGAATCACCAGGCATTGTGCCAGACGTGCCACAACCGTAAGACGACACGAGAAGATCCAGCCACGAAAGCAAACCGTAAAGCGGGCATGTATCGCGAGCAGGAAGAACGGGCGGCACACCGTAACGACTGGATGTATGGCGATGATGACTGAACAGGAGCAAACCAGGCTGATACGTGGACTGATAAGGCAGCGTGACACATGGAAGACACAGGAGACAGAGCACAAAGCCAACAGGACTGGGCGCACAAAACGCACCACAGCGAAGCGATTAACCGACCGTGACCGCGAGGTCATGGAATGTTTTCGCAATCGCTGGTGAGGCCGTCAGAGGGGGTGGGGGTGGTTTTCAGGACGAAACCGTCCCTGCCGGACACCGACCGCCCCCTCAAATTTTTGTGCACGGTAATTTTTTTGAAAATAATTGGGCGAAAAAAGAACATGGCAAGACCACCAAAAGCCCCCGCTTACCTGGATGAAATCGCGGTCAGGCAGTGGAAGGAAAAATCGCGCCAGCTTTCCGGGCGGGAAGACCTTACCCCCGCCGACTGGAGCAATCTGGAACTGTATTGCGTTAACTACTCTATATACCGCAAAGCCGTCGAAGACCTTGCGACGCGCGGGTTCAGCATTGTTAACAGTCAGGGCAGCGAGAGCAGAAACCCCGCACTGAGCGCAAAGGCTGACGCAGAAAGAATAATGATCAAAATGGCTTCTTTGCTGGGTTTTGACCCGGTAAGCCGTCGCAGAAATCCACCGGAAACAGAGGAAGAGGACGAACTTGACCGCCTGGCATGAGTACGCAGAAGGCGTAAAAAACGGCAAAATTACGGCCTGTAAACGACTGAAACAGGCTGTTAAACGGTATTTTTCTGACCTTGAAAACTCCCTTTACACGTTCGATCCGGAGGTCGTGGAGCGGTTTATTGCCTTTTCCCGGGTGTGCCCGCACGTAAAAGGCGCAATGCGCGGTAGCCCCATTGAACTTGAGCCGTGGCAGCAGTTCGCCTTTGCCTGCATCCTGGGATTTAAGGTTAAGGCCACCGGACGGCGCAAATACACCAGCGCATTCATTGAAGTACCGCGAAAAAATGCCAAATCCACGGTCGCCGCTATCCTGGCTAACTGGTTTCTGGTTATGGAAAACGGGCAGCAGGATATTTACACCGCCGCCGTGAGTCGTGATCAGGCGCGGATCGTGTTTGATGATGCGCGTCAGATGTGCCTTTTATCCCGACCGTTACGAAAGCGGGTAAATATTCAGGCGCACAAGGTGATACACCCGAAAACCAACAGCCTGTTAAAGCCACTGGCAGCAAAAGCGGCAACCATTGAGGGGACAAACCCGAGTCTTGCCATTGTGGATGAATATCACCTGCACCCAGACAACGGGGTTTATTCCGCACTTGAACTGGGGATGGGGGCGCGTCCGGAGGGGCTGTTATTTGCCATCACCACATCGGGGAGCAACGTTGTTTCAGCCTGTAAACAACACTACGACTATTGCTGCCAGATACTGGATGGGGAAGAGGGGAACGAATCCATGTTCGTACTGATTTACGAGCTGGATGATGAAAGCGAGGTTGACGATCCGGCGATGTGGATAAAGGCGAATCCCAATATCGATGTTTCCGTCGATCGTGAAAAACTGGCCTCAACCATCCAGAAAGCGCGGGGTATTCCGTCGCAGTGGGTGGAAATGCTCACCAAGCGATTCAATATCTGGTGTCAGGGGGCTACGCCGTGGATGGGTAACGGTGCATGGGCGGAGTGCGCCGGAACGTTCGCTGAGGCGGATTTATACGGGCAGGAGTGCTATGCGGGGCTGGACTTATCATCAACCAGCGATATTTCCAGCGTGTGCTATGCCTTTCCGGTCGGTAAAAAGATTATGCTGGTTTCACGTCACTATCTACCGGAATTTCAGCTACAGAACCCTGCCAATAAAAACCGCGCCATCTATCGCCAGTGGGCAAAGGCGGGCTGGATACGCACAACACCGGGTGACTGCATTGATTATGACCGTATCCGTGATGACATCATGGCGGATGCAGAGAATTTCAATATCAGGCTGGTGGGTTTCGATACATGGAACGCCACGCACCTGAGGACGCAGCTACAGGGAGCGGGATTTGAGGTGGAGCCGTTCCCGCAAACGTACCTTCGTTTTAGTCCGGCGGCGAAATCGTTCGAAGTTTTTGTTAACCGGAAGGTGATTGTTCATCGTGGTGATCCGGTGCTGGCCTGGTCAATGAGTAATGTTGTGATGCAGAGTGACGCGAACGCCAATATCAAGCCGAACAAGAAAAAATCATCCAATAAGATAGACCCGAGCGTTGCGGCGCTGATGGCGTTTGGCACATTCCAGGCTGAGCATGAGGAATTTGCATTTGATATGAGCGACAGCCAGAAAGAGCGACTTGCGGCATTTGATGGGGTATGACGAGAATGACTGAAACTGATCTACTAAAAATAATTCGCCGCATTACCGGAATCAGTCAGCAGCCTGACGAACAGGCTACACAGCCGGACAGCGTGATAGCCGAAAATTACGCGCGTGTGGTGGCTGAGGTAATGCGCCGTGACGGTATTGAGCTTAACGGCGTGGATATGCGCAACATACGAACCAGAGTTCTTGAGTTGCTGGCATACCGTCGCCGTTCTCAACAACGGAGGGAGAGCGCGAAAAATACTTACCAGTGGAGGAAGCCGGAGCACTTACGGCGGTAA